TCTTTGGAATGGATGGATAATGTTTAAACTTGATGAGTTAAAAATTCGCCGTCGTTCATGGGTTCAAATGGCTAACGTACCAACCGCACGTCTTGGTTGGACTTTAGAAGACTGCACTGAGGTTAACGATGAAGACCTCACCATGATTAGAAAATGGCTAGACGCCGTTAAGAATAAAAAAGTAATTAGGGCTGTTGGTTCAAACGGGTGCGGTAAAGGACTTATGTTCTGGGGTACGCCAGGGCACGGTAAAACCACTTTAGCTTTATCAGTTATACAAGAGGTAATGGCTACATTCCCCCTTGATGCGTTTGATGTTAAAGATAACGGCCCTTTAATTCGCCCTTGTTATTTTGCAACGTTCAACGCCATCTTAGATTTAAAGGGGGCTATGATGGACGGCCCAACTGACGACCAAGAGGTTGTTTACTCAGGAATGCTTGGGGAATGCCGAAATGACGCTTATAACATCAGAATTCTTGTTATAGACGATGTTGGCAAAGAACATGCTAGTTTGAGCGGGTGGCAAAAAAATATGTTACATCACGTTTTACGTACCAGATTCAACAACGGATTGCCTACTATTGTTACCACTAACATTGAGTTAGAAGATTGGGCAGGTTTATACGGTGACGCTACAGAAAGTTTTGCCAACGAGGCCTTTGGCTACCTCCCTATTACTTCTAAGCGTGGGGACTTACGACGATGAGGGAGCAAAACGTGAGTCAACCAACTAACCGTTTAGTACAGGTATTTTTAAGTCAAGCTCAAACACCAGGCCCTGGGATCTTTGAAGTAAGCGCTAATGATGTTGGTGCTTTAAGATGTACTTGCCCTGGATACAACGCTCGCAAGTCTTGTAAACATACAAAATTTGTACAGACTAGGATTGATAAGAATAACGGAAGCTATCCGTTAGAGATATCAAGCCGTGCTACAAAAGAAGATGCTTTAAAAGCAAAAGGGTCAAACGATGAGTTTCGTGACTTTGTAATTAGGTTTGGAAAAATAGAGGTTTACTAATGCTTAAAGGGAATATCAGTAATGAACTCCCGCAAAGAATAATAGTAGTAGCCGATGTATTCTTAAATGTAGAGCGAATTGTAAAAAAGAAATTTAAAGTTTTTCCCGTTGTTACAGTTAATAAAAGTACTAGACGGGAAATCTTAAGTTATTTGTTTTTATTAACTAGCAGGCGCGGGGTAACTCTTGAGCTTGTTTCATTTGATTTATCTGAAGAAGAATTAAACGAGGTCATGCTTGTGCTTGACAAGATGGGCACTAACCCATTTAGATATTGCACTCCATACGATAGGTTTGAACAGTTAGTTGTTGAGCTTCCGTATAGACCCGAGGTTATAGGCGTGTTAGATTTACCAACTCGTTTGCTACGATATGGACACTGGGGATTGGACTTCAATAGCTTATGAACAACGACGCAAGATTAATTAGTAAGATTGTTGAAGATAGAAACATAGGCGTTGCATTAGAGCGCAATGTAAACGAGCACTGGTTTGCTGATGTAAATGACAAGAAAATGTTTCGTTTTTTACACGATCACTACACCAATTATCAAGAGTGCCCAAGTCTTGACGTTATACTTGAAAACTTTCCAACTTATCAAACATTAGGCATACAAGACCGTATTGATTATTTAATTGATAGGGCTGTTGAAAGCCGTCGCAAAGCCTCTGTCATTAAAACCATTGATGAGGTTTTATCTTCTATTGAAAAAAACCAAGACCATGAAGGCGCTATTATTTCTATGGAGCGCGGGTTAATTAGGTTAGAGGAAGAAGGCCTTACTAAATCTAATGATTTAGAAATTACAGATGCTGCTAAGCACGCCAAAGAGGAGTACGAGTTTCGCAAAGCAAACCCAGGGTTACTTGGGATGGCTACAGGGTTTCCTACTATGGATGAGGCAACTTCTGGTTTACAAGGCGGTCAGTTAATTGTTATTGTGGCTCCGCCAAAAACTGGTAAATCAACTTTGGCGCTACAGATTGCTTTGAATGCGCACCTAAATGGCAAAGTTCCAATGTTCATGTCATTTGAGATGAGCAACGCCGAACAGAAGTCTCGGTACTACGCAATGCGTGCTCGGATATCTCACCGCCGCCTTATGACGGGAACGTTAGCTCCAGATGAGGAGACTCGTTATTTTAGAGTTGTTGAAGGCATTGAAGCTATGCGAGATCGTTTTTGGTTTGTAGATTCTTCTGGCGGTCAAACAGTCGGGGCTGTAACAAGTAAAGTACAAAGCAAAAACCCAGATATTGTATTTATTGATGGCACCTACTTGATGATTGATGAGCAAACTGGTGAGTCAAACACTCCGCAGGCAATTACCAATATTACTCGTTCATTAAAACGTTTGGCGCAGAAGATTAACAAGCCAATAGTTATCTCTACTCAAGCTCTTACTTGGAAGATGAAAAAGGGGCAGGTAACCGCAGACTCAATTGGTTACTCATCCTCATTCCACCAAGACGCAGACGTTATCTTTGGTCTACAACGAGAAGATGAAAACGTAGATGACACCCGATTACTTCGTGTTGTTGCTAGCCGTAATGGTGGCCTTAGCGAAGTATCTCTGATGTGGGATTGGAACACAGGGCATTTCCGCGAGATTAGCGATGATGACCTATGACAGTAGAAGAGATGACCGATACGTTATCTCGCCTTGGCATTGAGGTATTAGATACTCGCGGGGATGAGATTAACGGTTACTGTGCCGCGCACGAGCAGCGTACAGGCCATATAGACCATAACCCTTCTTGGTGGATTAACTCTGACTCAGGCGCTTTTATTTGCTTCTCCTGCGGTTGGAAGGGGAACCTGTACTCATTAGTTAGTTATATACAAGATATTGAGTACGCAAAGGTCGGGGATTGGTTAGGCTCTGCCGCTAGTCTTACTGCTCGCTTTAGTAGATTAACAAACGCTATTAAGCGCAAGCCTATTGAGGATGTAACAGTTGTTACTGAGTCAATGTTATCCGCTTACACGCCGCCTCCAGAATATGCGCTTGAGGTTCGTGGGTTATCTACAGAGAGCGCTGCTAAGCACGGGCTTTTATGGGATGAGCGCGCTGGTAACTGGGTTATTCCTATTAGAGAGCCCTTAACAGGTACTCTATTAGGATGGCAAGAAAAAGGGTTCTCTCACCGTTATTTTAATAATAGACCTGTAAAAGTAAAAAAGAGCGGTAGTTTATTTGGATATGAGCATTACAAAGGCGGAGATATGATTGTTGTTGAGTCCCCGCTGGATGTTGTTAGGCTTAGTTCTATCGGTATTGAAGGCGCAGTTGCGACCTATGGGGCCATAGTGTCTGCCGCCCAATTCAATCTAATACGTGGCGCCGATAGAATTATTTTTGCTATGGATAACGATGACGCTGGAAAAGCGTCATCTCAAGCCCTACTAGAGCTGTGTAAGCAAATGGGTGTAGAGTGCTGGTTATTCAATTACAGCGGTATTGATTTAAAGGATGTAGGCGGCATGAGTAGGTCAGAGGCTTTGACTGGATTGTCTACTGCACGTCATCAGTTAAGAGGAGTAGCAAAATGATTATTGGTCTTTCAGGTTATGCGCAATCAGGCAAAGATACTTTAGCTGGGATGCTTATTGGCCTTCACAAATACGAGAACAGATCTTTTGCTGACCCTATACGTAAGTTGTTGTATGAAACAAATCCTTTAGTAAAAGATGAATATAGGGTTAAAAGTGTTGTTGATGCGTACGGCTGGGACAAAGCTAAAGTAGAGTTTCCAGAACTTAGAAGCCTTCTTCAAACTTTAGGAGTTGGGGCGCGTACTGTGTTTAATGACCAGTTTTGGGTAGCTCAAGGGTTAGCTGGTTTATCTGCTGGTGACAAAATTGTTATTACTGACGTTAGATTTCCAAATGAAGCGGACGCTATAAAAGATTTAGGCGGTCAAGTCTGGCGCGTTAAACGTTTTGGTGTTGACGCTGTTAATGAGCACGTTTCTGAGACTGCTATGGATGGCTACAAAGTTGACCAGATTTTTATAAACAGCGGTTCTATTGAAGATCTTATGGCTTTGTTACAAGCTCGCATGAGGCAGTTTGTATGACTTTTACTGGCACCCTTCTCCCTTACCAGCCCGAGGCAGTAAACCTCATGTGCGAACGTGCTCGCATGCTTGTTGCTTACGACCTCGGGCTGGGAAAGACAGTGCTTACCATTGCCGCCCTAGAACGGCTTATGGATGAGGGCAAAATTAAAGAGCCAGGCCTTATAATCTGCTTATCTTCATTGAAATATCAGTGGGCTAATCAGATTGAGAAATTTACAGATGGAACTTCTAAAGCTTTGGTCATTGACGGAACGCCAAAGAAAAGAAAAGAACAATACGCCGAAGCTATGGACTGGCGGACTAGCGGGGTTGATTACATTGTGCTTAACTATGAGCAAATTGTTAACGACTGGGACCAAGTACGACATCTCCCGCGAGGATTTGTCGTGCTCGACGAAGCAACCGCTATCAAATCTTTTAAATCAAAACGATCCAAAGCAGTAAAGAAATTAGTTAATACTCCCTTTAGATTTGCTTTAACGGGCACGCCTATAGAAAATGGCAAACCAGAAGAGCTTTACTCAATTATGCAGTTTGTAGATGCAAATGTTCTTGGGCGCTTTGATATATTTGATTCCGCTTTTATTGTTAGAAACTCTTGGGGCGCTCCTCAATATTATAGAAATTTAGATACTCTTCACACAAAGATGAAAGAAGCTTCTGTTCGTAAATCTCAAAAAGACCCAGATGTTGCACCTTACTTGCCAGACACTATTCACAACGACCCTATTAAAATTAATTTTGATCGTAAGTGCTCCAAACTATATTCTCGAATTGTTGACGACTTACTATTTGATTTAGATGAAGCTCAAGCTTTATTCGGCTCTTCATTTAATGTTCTATCTCATTACGGATACTCTTCTCAACGCGGCGGGCCTGCGGACGAAATGCGCGGTAAGATTATGTCTAAGATAGGGGCATTAAAGATGCTCTGCTCCCACCCTGATCTTCTTCGCACTAGCGCGTCTAAGTTTAACCTGCAAATGGGTGAGGGATCTTCTTACGCAAACGACTTAAATAACTCTGGCGCCATAGACGGCGTCACTAACTCTCCTAAGTTAGATTACCTTATTCAATATGTTAAAGAGTTTCTTGAACAGGACGACGCAAATAAAGTAGTTATTTTTGCTACCTATGTAGATATGCTTGACAAAATTGCTGAGGCGCTTGGCCCTGATCAATGTCGCTTATACTCAGGAAAATTAGATGCCAAAACTAAAGAGGAGAATAAAATTGCTTTTAACACTGATCCTAGTATTCGGGTGCTTATTTCTTCAGATGCTGGCGGTTACGGTGTGGATTTACCTGCGGCTAATTTACTCGTCAACTACGACTTACCATGGTCATCAGGAGCCGCGGTCCAAAGAAACGGACGTATAAAAAGAGCGTCTTCCGTTTGGCCGTCTATTGTTATTCAAGATCTGTTAGTTGAGGGGTCTATTGAGATCCGCCAATATGAGTCTTTACAACAAAAAAGCTCAGTAGCTGACGCTATTCTTGATGGTGAAGGCTTAGATAAAGACGGCGGAGTGCCTTTAAGTGTTGGGGGCCTTAAACAGTTTTTAGCATCAGCTATAATTTAAAGCATTTACACCCAACAACCTACACAGAGAAGGTATAATTGTTCAATGCCTAACGCACCTAAGACTCCAACGCGTACCATCCGCGTACCTGATGACCTATGGCTTGCTGTTCAAAAAAAAGCTGCTAAAGAAGGGGTCACAGTCACTAGTGTTATTATTAAAGCACTAGCGGCTTATATTGCTGAGGTTGACAGCTAACCTTTAAAGCATTAAGTTATTCTTCTAGTTAAAGGGGATAACATGGAAGACCAAGAACTTAAAAATACTGTTCGTCAATATCTTATGCTCAAGGACGAACTTGATTTAATTACCAAGCGTCAAACAGAAATTAAACAACGACTTATTGCAGTTGTAGACGCAGTAGAGGTTGATGAGCGCGGTCATCGCATACTTACAATCACTGATGAAGTTACAGGAGATGTAACTCTTACACGTCAACGCCGTGTTTCTAAATCACTTGACATGGATGTTGCAGAAGAAATTCTTACTAAAAAAGGCATTAAAGATACTTGCATAAAGATGGTTCCTACTATTGATGAGGGAGCTATCATGTCTGCGTTTTATGAAAACTATCTAACAGAAGAAGATATTGACGCCATGTTCCCCTCTAAAGTATCGTACGCATTTTTATTGGATAAATAATGTCAGACGAGATAGACAAGTTATTTGAAGATCTGGATTCTTATTACCCTAACAGCAAACGTAAAAGAAAGCCGTTGGTAGAGAAGGCTCCAGAAGTAAAACTAGATTTACATTGGGATACTAAGCCTTATAAAAAAACTTTGCCTAACGGCAATG